GTTTTTCGTCTGTATCTTGAATATGTAGAACATCTATATGCTTGTCACGCTCCAACCGTAGTTTTATACCTTCTGTAAGGCCCAAGTTAAAAAGAACATTAGTGCTCTTGCCTTTTACTTTACGACTCAATGTAGGAGGACGCCCGTCTTTGTCTACTTTGTTTCCAAATTTAGCAGCCTGTTTTGGAATTTCACCCACACCTACGTCTGGTGTAGTGTTAACACCTTTTACAATACGTCCAACTGCTTCGTCAATATGTTCAATCTTCAACTGGTTTCTCCCCTGTTAAATGTGGTTGACTAAACCAAAGTTTAAACCATTCTGGTGTACCGGGTTGTATTTTTTTCTTTCGTTGTATCTTTGCTTTTTCTGTACCAGTTATACTAATATTTTCTACAGTATACGGAGTATATCCTGTAAATTTATTTTTTATACCTGCTAAGTGTTGTAAGTCTTCTATGTTCATTTTTTCTTAGCCAATAATTTTTCTCTATGTGGCTCTAAATACTTTGCCACCATGTCAAAGAATGTAATATTTTCGCCCGGAACATCTATAATTGTGTTTGCTGGTACGCCTGCTGCGTCGGTAAATTCATCTGGATTATTATCTAATACTGCCTGACGTAATGCTGTTGCACTACTCAATCTTGGTGTTGGTTTTGTATCAATATTTGCAAAGTTGTACATTCCATGAGGTCCTTCTTGGCCGTTATATTGATTTATTGTTTTTGGTACCCATGCTTCGTCTGTAAATAGTACCAATGTTGCATCAGGATGTTTAGCATAAAGCTCACTTGCAAGAGTTAACCAGCTTTGACTGAAAACAATATGATCACTTACTTCTGGCATAATCGTTTCCATTGCGAGAACTTTTATTTGTGCAGGTAATGGATCTTTAGGACCAACCGTACTTTCATTAGTGCCAACATACCAGTGCGTTTCTTTTGCAGCCATTTCCCACGCTGCTTTGTGTCCTTTATGTGGAGGATTAAACCTACCAAATATAAGTCCTACTGTTTCTCCTGGTGCTTCAAATAATTGTCTTAATCTCATTATACTGTTCCAAATACTGTTTGCCCTATAATTTCTGCGCCGGGCGATTGTCTCATTGCATACATAAAATCTATATTTGTACCTCTGCCATATGCACGAGGATTATTACTTGTAAAATTTAACCAAGTTTTGTCCATGTTAGGCAGATGTCTTAATAATGCACCTATAACTTGAGCTGCTGTTTGATCTGACATGCCTGTAAAGTTTCTACTTGGTCCTGGATCATATCTTGTACCTGTTACTGCTTGAAACTGATTACGCTGTGTTAAAACACGTTCAATTGAGTCAGGAAATCTACTACTTCTTACTCTATTAAGTATTACTGCTGCTATTGCTGCACGTTCTTGTGAATTTGGACTTGCTTCTGCTGCAATAGCTCTTAACAACAAGTTTAAATCTCTATTACTAATTTCTGTACCTAAAAAATCTTCAACAACATTTTTAGCTTGGCTTGCATTTCTCAAGTCTGCTAAATCTCCAAGATCGGTATCACCGTCATTTCCATTACCTGTAGGGCTTGGATTTTCAACTGCTTCTTCTGAGGCCATTATTCGTAATTCAAAAAATGAAAGATCAGAACCGTTACCAGGAAATCCAAAATCTTTTTTAAATGCTGCAACTGCATTTGCAGTTCTAGGTCCATATTTTCCATCAATACCTGTGCTGCCAACATTGTAACCTAAGTATTCTAATCTAGCTTGAACCTTTTTTACAAAATCCATTTGTTCTTGAGGATAAGGTGGTCCCTGTTCTATGCCATCTCTTGGCTGCCATGCTTCGAATAATTCTTTAAATCTCATGACGGCGTCCACCTTTTTCTTGGAACAAGTTTAACATTGCCAAATTGTTTGCCCATATCTGCATAACGTACACGACCTTCGCCATTTGTGTCCCAGATATCTCCTTGTTCTCCTTCGATTTGATCAATTACTTCGTCTTTCATGCGTTGTATCATTTTGACTAATGTAAATATATGCTCTAATGCATGATGTTGATTATTTAAATCTGCTATTTTTTGTTGTTTAGGATTGCTTACTTTGCTGTTTTTTAACCAATCGAAAAAATGTGATTCGCTTAAATTATCTAATTGTTTTGCTTTTGCTGTTTGATTAACATATGTATAAATTATATTTTTTAAATCACTCAATCCAGCAACACTTTGTAAAAATGTATCAATTTTATCTTTACTACGATTTGCGTATTCTTCTACTTTATCTATAGCACCTAAATTTATGTTTACAGGCTTTTGATTGTAAACTGGTCCTAATACTATTAAATCTGGATTATTGTCAAATGCACTAAAATCTTGCATAGGTTCTTGGCTGCTATCTGGCATACCAAATTCAGGAAAATATGCATGTCCTACTACCATTAACTTAGCAGATTGTATACGTCTTCCTAGTTCACTGTCTGCTTTGACATGATAACATGTTTGTGACTTTGGATTAGGGCAAAATGTATATACACCGTTTTCTTGTGCAGGCGGATCTAAAAATAATCCATCAGCATATACAAACCCTACAAAGTCTTGTGGTGTGGCTCTATCGAAATAATCATATAAACTGGCAAATTTTCTACCAAATTCTTTACGTGCTTCTATTTCTTCAGGAGTTTTAGGATTACCACTTTTGTTTATTATAAAATCAGCAACTTCTTCTTTGGACTGAGCTGCTACGCCTTTAGCCCATGCATTATGTCCTGCTAATATTAATGGTCCATTTTTTTCGGCACGACCCCAATAAATTTGAGGATTACCATCCCATTTCATTCTAATACTTTTAGAACCACTTTCTGTAGCAATATCTTTTAAGTGTTCAAGTGCTTCCATAGTTCCTTGTGTTCCATAGAAAAAAACTAGGTCTTCCAAATGATTAAATGCACGACCTAGTTGTTTAGCTTCTACTATACGGAACTCTTGATACCTCATTGCTGTAACTCGTCTTTGATAATTCTTCCTGCAATAACACTTCTTTCACCCTTGTCAATAAGTGTGCTTGGATCATGTGGTATTTTATATTTTTTGCAATATTCTAAGACACCCTTGTTTATCATATTATCAATTAAATTATGATCTATAGCTTTTATATTTTTTGAATTTAATTTGATATGATCACTAATTGGAAAGAAATGACGTCTATAAAACATAGGATCATTGCGCATGAAAATCATTAAATCTTCACCTAAATCATATGGCAGTGGAGCGAACAAAGGGTTGTCTTTATCAACTTCCATATCATGGAATTCATTAATTTTTACCATTTTCTGCAACTCCAGTAACGTGCCTTATGACGTGGTCCTGGATTGTCGCAATTGTGTCTAGCTCTAAAACTTTTTCTACGTCCAGGATTTGATTTTTTTATACGCATATTAGGATCACCAAAGTTTACTTTAACTACGTTACCTTTAGGATTCTTTACGTATACTTTGAACTTTTTAACATCGCCACGCATAGGCTTGCCTAGTTTAACTTTGCGTCCTTGATATTCTGCTTCGTCAACTTCTTCATCTTCGTTGTACCAAAGTATACCGTATTCATTATGAAAATCATCACCATCGAATGTTTCTTCGTGTATTACATCATCTATTTTCATTGTTGACTCTCCTTGAGGTGGTAGTAAATCATTAAGTGTTGTGGCCAATGGTGTTACACCATACTCACGTTTTTGGTCAGCAGTCATACTACCGAGTTGGCGTTCAGCACCCGTTTTAATTCCATTATAAGTATCAGGAATTGCTGTAAATGCAGCATAAAATCTTCTGTAATGATGTATTAAACGCCACATTTCTAGGTAATTAGCATTATCATATGCTTCTCTAATTTTTGCCGCTATAGCTCTTGCTGGTTCGCCTTTAATTGCAATTAGGTCATTTCCATCATAGTTTGTTGGCCAAAAAGGTCTGCTGTTTGGGCCAGGCTCTTGTCCATATGGTATAACTTCGCCTGTTTCTGGATCCATTGTTACTTGACCTGTACCAGTTGACACAACTGGATCATCTGAACTATCAATTGCCGCTCGTGCTGTTCTTATAAAGTCTGGTTCATCTGATTGTTGTGCAGTAGTATCTAATCTAATACCTTGATTAGTATACAGTGGACCGTCTGGATTAGTAAGAGGTTGTCCGTTAAGTGGTAATCGTGGCATTAATATGACTGGATTGTTTCTATTTCCATAATCACTTATAGTAACTGCTTCGTGTGTTCTACGTAATTTTTTCCAATTTTCCGGAGTATAATCAAACACGTAATCTCGTAAGCGTCCTACTCTTAATCTGCTTACTCTCTTAGGATTTCCAGGTGTGCCTTCTACATTTTTCCATTCACCGCCTTTACGTTCTTTACCTGCATTTCTTGGTGCGGCTTCTGCGCTTATAGCGGCCTGTGTTTGCCCACCAGCTAAACCATCAACTGTAATACCTGCACGTTGTTGAAATGCTTTCAATGCACGTTCGGTTCCTGGTCCAAATATACCATCAACACCGTTTGGATCAAAACCTAAATCTAATAATTGCTGTTGTAAAACTTTTACATCTTCGCCTCTATCGCCCCTACGTAGAGTGCGTTCATTTAAAACTGCTTCACTTATTTCTAATTCAAAATCTTTGTATCCTAAGTCAAAAAGTTTCATGGTTATTTCCTCTACTATGTCATTTAATTGATTTTCATTTATTTGCAAATTTACTTCGTACTCAATGCCGTTGCCATTATAAAAATCAAAACCGTATACACTAGTTACGTTTTCGGTTAGTAAATTTGTATTGATTTGAACAGATTCATAAACTTTTCTTATATCTGTTTTTTGAGGAAATAAAATTGTAATTGTATTCATAATGCTTCCTCAATGATTTAAAACTACCGATTGTATATTACCATCTGTCCAGCCACTTACTGATGCTCTAACCCAAACATAATTACCAGTGAAGTTATAGATATAGCTGCCATCGCCATTAGATGAACTATCATTTGTACTTGTGTGTGCTGTATTTTCTATTGTAAACCAATCGTCTGTGCTGGGTTCGGTAGCAAGTGTAGCTTGCATTACAACAGTTCCTATAAATCCACTAACATTGTACTGAACACTATGAAGTCCGTCACTACGACCGTAGTAACCGTCTCCTTTAAATTTGTCACCTGTGACAGTTTCGGTTGTGCTGTCTCCTGGGTGTGTTTGATTAGATAATATATTTTCACTAGTACTTGGCATAATACTATTTATCTAATCGGGAACATACACTAATTTCTCTAGTCTAGTGATGTTGTCGCCCACCATTAGTTCTGCTATCAAAAGTGATTGACTATTTTTTACAAAGAAATAGTAGCCCTTTACCCATCCTTCATGATAACATTCATGTTTACAAGTATCTCCCATTTTTCCTAATGTTGGATTAGAATCAATCCATTTAGCCAAAGCAGGAGAGCCACGTTTTTTTCCAAGAGTTACTTTAAATTGATATTCAGGTTTGTGATCTACTAAAATTAAATTTTTTTCTGTTTGAAGTGTTTCTATTTTACGTGGATCAGGTTCCCAAAATTCTTTTGCATCGCAATTATTAATAATATTTGTACATAATTCTCTATCGTTTGTATAAAGATACAAATAATTGACTTCAATTCTAAGTTTGTAAGAATCATTTTTCATCAAAATACGATACAAATTTATTGCATCATAAAAATCTCGTACAGGTACACTATAATTAAATCTACCTCTAGGAACATTTATATAATTATCTTTAGGATTTATAGAACTATTAAGCTCGTCAAGTTTTTGTTTTATCCAACTTAACTTACCATTACGTTGTAATTCAGTTCTAAAGTGGCCTGCAAGTCCATTATACAGGCCAACTTTGTAAACATATTCTCCGTAATGTAATTTTTTAGTCTCTCTAAGCTTCAACTGTTACTTCTTCCTCAACAATATTGAGACTATTGCCATCGCTTGTAATAGTTACTTTACCACCATTTTTCAAACTACCAAAAAGCATAATTTTGCTCAAAGGCTTTTTGATTTCATTATCTATTACACGTTGTAATGGACGGGCACCCATTAATGGATCAAAACCAGTATCAACAAGGTAGTCCAATGCTTCGTCGGTAATAGAAATTTTAATGCCTTTTGCATTTACTTTATTTTTAAGTTCAACTAAAAACTTACCAACAATTTTAAGCATAACTTCTTTGCTTAACTTACCAAAAGTTACAACACCATCTAAACGATTACGGAACTCTGGAGAGAAATATTTCTTCAATTCAGCATCATCGTATTCTTTTTGTAATGATTCACCAAATCCGATGTTATTTTTTTCTGCTTCCTTTGCTCCTAGGTTTGTTGTGAGAATTAATGTAGCGTTTCTTGCATCAGCTTCTTTACCATTAGATCCTGTAACCTTTCCGTTATCCATCAATTGTAATAACACACTACTTACATCAGGATGTGCTTTTTCAATTTCGTCCAATAGCAATACACAGTTAGGATGTTCTTGCAATTTTGTTATTAATTGACCCGCATCTTCTTCAAAACCTACATAACCAGGAGGAGAACCGATTAGTTTACTTATACTATGTTTTTCTTGATATTCGCTCATATCAAAACGCACTAATTCTACACCCAATTGTATACTCAATTGTTTTGCAAGCTCAGTTTTACCTACACCAGTAGGACCCATAAACACATAACTACCAATCGGCTTGTTTTCTTCTTTAAGTCCTGCTTGTGCAACAAGAATTTTATCAACTATTGTTTCAATTGCGCTATCTTGTCCGTAAACTGTTGCTTTAAGATTTTTTTCAAGATGTACAAGATTTTCGCTTTCACGTTCTTTTACTTGATCTTCTGGTATTTTAATCATTTTAGCAAGTTCATATTGAATGCTTTCTTTGTTTACAATTTTATTTTCAGTTTGATTGCGTACCTTGAATCTACTGCAAGCAACATCTATCAAGTCAATTGCCTTATCTGGCAATTTTTTATCAGTTTGATATTTAATACTTAAATCAACTGAAGCTTCTATTGCCTCTTGAGTGATTTCTGTTTCATGATATTCTTCGTAATACTTTTTTAAGCCATTAAGTATTTTTATTGTATTTTCTCTATTTGGTTCGTCAATGCTTACACGTTGGAATCTACGCATTAAGGCACGATCTTTTTCAAATGCTTTTCTATATTCGTCCCATGTTGTACTTGCAATAACTTTGATATTACCTTTTGCTAGTGCAGGTTTTAGCATATTTGCAAGATCATTAGAGTTACCTTGTCCACTAGCACCAGCACCACTAATCATGTGTGCCTCATCAATGAACATAATAGTTTTGCCTTTTTTCTGTAAACCTTCTAGTACCATTTTGAAACGTTCTTCAAAATCTCCACGATATTTTGAACCAGCTAACATACTACCAATATCTAAACTAAAAACATTGTATTCTTTTAGAAAATCTGGAACATCTCCGTTTACGATTTTAAATGCTAATCCTTCTGCAATAGCAGTTTTACCAACTCCAGGTTCGCCTACCATTAATACGTTGCTTTTAGTCCGTCTACCTAATGCTAGTGCTACTTGTTCGATTTCTTCACTGCGTCCAATGACAGGATCAATTTTTTCTGCTTTTACTTCTGCATTTAAATCAGTTGTAAACTCTTTTAATGCTTTGTTAAGTTGTCCAATATTTTCTTGTCCAATTTCGTTGTAAATATCATCAGTATCTGTACTAACATATGCACTAAATTTATCTTTTGTTACATTATTTTCTCTTAAAATATAATGTGAATAAGACTTTTTTTCATTTAATATACTCATAAAAACATCTACAATATCTATGTTATTTCTACCACTAAATAACACTTGTGTAAACGCTCTATTAATCACACGTTCTACAA